CCATCAACAAAACAATTAATATATGTTGTACCTTTTAACTCGACACCAGCGTTGGATAGTATCCTACCACCCGGAACAAATTTAAAATCTTCTAAAACCTCTAAAAATTTTTGAGACCAAACTTCCGGATTTTCTTCAATAGACGCTAAATTTTTAGCCACCCTAATTTGCATTAAATTTATATCCTCATCACCAAAACTATATGTTTGTTCAAAAATCTCTTTACTAAATTCATCAACAAAAATTGTATTTACTTTCATTTTATTCATTGTTAGATAATCATCTTTAATCATTATTTATAAATTATTGTTATTTTGATTATTATTCTCTTGTTCTTCTATTTGACCTTCTTGATTAACATTTTCTTGTCTAGCTCTTCGTCTAGCATAAGCATTTGCTGCAACATTTCGAAATCGTTCAACTCTATTTTCTTCAAAACCAAGAAAAGTTTCAGATTGTTCAGTACTAATTATCATACTTTCATTTTTGAAAATACAATTTTCAAATACTATCCCATCCTTCCCTAATCTAGATTTTAATAACGCCATCGTTGCTAGTCCGGATTCTTTTTGTTGTAAAGTTTTAGCAATAGAAATAACAACATGACCAATCTGTGCTTTTTTAATTGAACCACCCATTTGATCATTTGTCACAATATCTGACGATATTGATTGACGATTACCTTGCGTTGCCGCCCAACCGGCCAAATTCATTTCATGACACATAGCTTCAAATTTTCGCATTGTTCGACCCTCATCAACGTGAATGTCATTAGTACCCTTTTCTGGTAATATACAATCAATATAATCTATTACCACCAGATCAATTTTAACGCCGTCACTAATTTTTTTCCTAATAAAATTTTTAATCGTTGTAATCGTAATTGTATCAGATGGCCATCTTTTTAAAATTAACCGACCATCTATTTTTTTTGCATCATCAATGGCTTTAATTATTTGTGTATCTTTTAACAAATCAGAATTCAATTCTGGTAATGGAACTCCAGTCCAACAAGAAACATGTTTTCGTTTAATTTCATTTATTGTATCTTCAAAAAATATTTGAAGTACGGTTTTACCGTTATTATATGCAGTATTCGCTATTTTAGTTAAAAAAGTAGATTTACCAACGCCCATTGGTGCTAAAATAACGCCAACTTCACCTTTAGCTAGCCCCCCATTTAATAAATTATCTAAACCATCAATACCTAATGGTATAGTATCTCGATAATCATCAACTAAAACACTATCTAAATTAGCAAAAACATCCTCACCGTCATCTGTGTTGAAATCTATATTCAACGCATCTGAAATAAAACTATGAATCTCATCATAACGATCAAACTCCCCTTTATCCATTATTCGGTTTGCCCGTTTTAATGCTTTGTTTAATTCTTGCTGTTTACAGAATTTAAATGAAGTTTCTTGTACCCAGTCAGTATCGGATAGTGTAACAGCTTTTATTTCATTAATCGTGTCCTTAATATATTTTAATGATACCCCTTCACTAAAATCTGTTTTAAATGTTTCATATAAACCACCAAATGTCGGTGTTGTATTATATTTATTATAAAATATTTTTAATTTTTTAACAATCATTTGACAATATTGATTGTCAAAATAGTCAACACCAATTAGTGGTAATACATTATCTGCAAATTTTTTATCTGTTAATAATTGAGCAAGGACTTTTATTTGAAATTGATAGCCTAAATAGCCAAAATTCTTTTGTTCTTTATTATTCATAAATAAAAAAATTATTAATTAACCAATTCTAATTTAGACAAAGCTAATGTCTCTTGAATTTCAGTAACAATTTGTGGTATAATTCTTCGTATATCCACACTATATCTAACCTTTGGTGGGTAAATATTACCTGAAAAATCGGTTTCAATTACAACCTTATTATCAATTTTAATTTGGAATTTAAAAATGTCTTCTTTCTCATCGTCTTTTTGTTCCGGAAGCGGATATTCATCCAAATATGGATTATAGTTTTCCCAAACATAATCTTCAGTTTTAGCTCTTAATGTTTCTGGGTGGCTAAAAGTTCGTGAACCGGTTATCAATTCAACACAACGATCAATACAATCTCTTAATTCATAAGACTTTATTGAATCTTGGTTGTAATTTTTAACACCAAAGTAACGTTGACAAATAATGTTACCGTTAATTAATAAAGTAAATTCAAATTTCTTCGCCATCATAATTTAAATATTATTTAAAATGTTATTATAACCTATTGGGTTAAGATTTTTTTTCTGATCGTATTATTTTAAAAAAGGGTAACACGAAACCCTCAAAATTTTCAATTCTTCCGGGAATTAAATTAATCACACCATCTTCTATCATCATATTTAGAAGATTTTTAACATCTCTACCGTCCGGATTAATTTTCTCATTCAATAGAAAATCAACATTTTCTTTTGATTCTTCAGAAATTAATGGTTTTGATAAATCAATAATTTTTTTATTCACTTCGTAAAATTCGGGTCCAAACACACCTCGTGAAGATTTACCAGATAAAACATTTTTACATATTTTATTATCTAAATTTTCTTTACAAATATTAAAAATTTCTCCCAAAGTCATTTCTCTTTTTCTAAGATCTGGAAATAATTCAAATAAATTTTTTTCACCGTTTTTTTTACTGGATAAACCCCAAATACCATGAATATTATCAGAAGTGTCGCCACACAAAATTTTCATTAATTTTGAGTTTTTGTGATGATAATTAAAATAAACCTTAAAATTATTTGGGTTTATTATTATTTTTTTATTTAATAAATATAAATAAACGTCATCTGCAATTAATTGTATCATATCTTGATCATTACTAACAATCAAAATACTCTCGTGTTTCTTCTTATTTAAAATATAATATGCTATCGCATCATCACCCTCGCAACCAAACGTTTCATGTTGTCTAATAAATAATTCTTCAAAATATTCTTGAACCCTAATTCTTTGAAATGTATAATTTTCTTCTTCACCTATTGACCAATTTTTACTTCTATTATCCTTATACCATGGATAAAATTGTTTTCTTGGTGCTAAAGTATTTTCACCATCCCAAAATACTACTACACGGTTAACTTGATTTTTATTAATAAGATTTCTAAGCATATTAACTGAATAATATAGCCCACCAATTTTTACATAATTGGAATATATGTGTTTTGCGCCATAATATGCGGTTTTAAATAGTGCAGTACCATCAACTAATAATGTCTTTCTTTTTATCTTATTCTTCATCTTCAGAAATCATAGCTGGTTCGACAATATCTTGTATGTTTTGTACATCTGAAGTAGCCCTAACCTCTTTAACAAGTTCAAATTCTCCGCCTAAAAGTACATCCCAATAATCTTTATATTCGGCTTTATACTTATTTATTGATGCATCAGTGTCTTTAATAAAACCATGCGGTGTTGCTATGATTTTTCCATCAATATAACCTAAACCATTAATATGGTTTTTAACAATGGAAACTTTTGTTCTAGTAGCATAAGCAATTTTTCTACCATCTTTTTGTGCATTAATTTTAGATGTTCCAGCGTCTTGTTGATTACCAAATAAGAATACCAAAGAACTATTCAAATAAATTGATTCACCACCTTTAGCTTTAATTTTTGGTTGAGATCTAGGGTTTTTCATATCTGTTTTAACCCATGGTTGATTAACAATTACCATAGTATTGGTAAACTCATTACTGATTTTTCTACTTCCAGTAATTCTTTGATTTAAACCCATACCAATAACTTCTGATAAAACACCAGCATTATGCATTTTACCCCCTTTACCTTCAAATGTTAGTTGACAAGGAACAGAACCAACAGAATCCCATAAAAATAATAAATCATATGGCAATTCACCCCTTTTCTGATCATCTAACATGTTATTAATATAAAGACCAATTTGTTCTATTGTATCAAAATTATTATTAAAAATAAAAAAACCGTCATAATCAACTTCACCAGTTTTTTCATCAATTAATTCATCAACATTAAAACCCATAAGTTTTGCGTGTTCCCAAGACCACTTTTGTTCTGTAATTATAAACACCGGTAATACACCTTTTTTCTGTGCATCAACAGCGGCTTTAATCATTGCTGTTGTTTTTCCAGTATCTGAATGACCATAAAACATATTAATATGTCCAACGGCTGGACCCGGTAGTCCCGCCATTTCTAAAAAATCTTCACCAATATTAAAATACATTTGTTCCTTTAATTTGGCAACACTATTGTATTTCTTTTTGATAGTAGATTTATAAGCGGAGAAATCCTTTTTTTGAATCCCTCCACTATATTTTTGTTCTGTGTTTTTCTTAGTCATATAAATGAATTGTTTAAAACTTTGATATTAAAACGGTAAATTATCTAATTCAGAATCAACATCGTCATCGTCTTCATCACTACCATCGTCATCACCGTCATCTTCTAGTACTTCTGTTTTTTCAACACTAGCACCCTCATTTACTTCTTCTGTTTCGCCCTCAATTACCTCAACATCAATACCTTCATCAACATTATTCCCAATTTCTTCTTCCGCTTCTTTATTTTTTATATCTTTGTATTTTTCTTCCCATTCTTCTTTTGAAATCCATTTCATTTCTTCTTTATCAAAATATGGAATAAAACCCTCAGCAACAATCTCAAGATAACCAAAATCCTTAATTGAATAAACATCTCTGAAAGTTGTTGTATCTTCAGTCCATTGTTTCATCAATTCTTTATTATCAGTTAATGGACCAGCATCTTCTGACATTATTGTTGTAACTTTTGAATAATTATTATCATCACGAGCTAATGATAAAACTAAGTCACGACCAGTTTCTGGGTCTGTTATGTCACCTTTTTTTGTGAAAATAGGTACGATCTTATCTAATATACCTTGTTTTTTTGTGTTGTGTCGAAATCTCCAGAATTTTGGTCCGTCATCCTCTTTACCCCGTTCAATACCTTTTACAATATAAAAACGTCTTGCACGATAAGTATTGGCTGTTTTTCTTTCTTGTTCCGTCCCTTTTCTTAACTCATCTTCAACTTCACATAATGGACAAGTTTCACCATCATTACGTTTTAAACAATGAAGTTTAACCCACTTACCATCTAATTGAATTTCGTGACACCATTGTTCTTTAAACGGTGATGAACCATCGGATGTTTGTAATATTCTAAATACTTTCTCACCGACAGATTCACCTTTTTTTAAATTAGTTGAAAAATATTTTTTTAATCTTTCACCATTTGACATTGCGTTTTGGTAACTCTTGTTTTTTGTGTTCTCTTCATATTGAGAAACTACTGAATTTAAAATGTTTGACATGTTTTTAAAAAAATTTAGTTAATAAATAATGTAGTCTACACAACTACTTGTTTTTTTTACACATAATAAATATGTTTGCTTGAAATATAAGGGAAAGAATATTAAAAGTCAAATTATATTATAAAAAAAATAACTTAAACACATAAAAAAACCCTGATCAATGTCAGGGCTTTATTTATTGTATTCCATGAAATCTTCCCATTTCCCGTTCATCTGTTTGGTATCTATCAAATGTTGTTTGTTCTTCTGCTCCGGGATTAAACGATTTTTTAATATCTACTTCAGAATAATTTTTAATATCTTCTGGTGTTAAAATATATTTTTCTGCTTGAGTAGATAAGTTATGATCTCTAAGTTTTTCAATTTCCATTTCTTTTTTCTTCCAATAATCATCAATACCTTGATTATACGGATAACTATCTAAAGATCTCAATTTTAATGTTTCAATTGGTTTTTGTGGTTTCATCGCATGAATTTCATCTTCAACTTTTTCAAGTTTATTTAAAATTTGATCCATTGAACTTATTTTATTTGTTAAATCTTGTAATTGTTGATTTAACGCATTAACTTGTGAGTCTACTTTATTTGTTAAATCTTCTGATTTTTCAACAAAATCCGTAACATCAATCTCATCTGGTACATCTTCGGTGTCCGTTACTTGTAATTCATCTTCCTGTCCCGGTAATAGATTATCTTCAAAATCACCATCATCAGCAGATAAATCATCACCAATTTCAAGTGAATCTAACTCACCTTCTTCCCCGCCAAGGTTCATTCCCTGATCTGGTGGTTCAGCTTCCATGTTTGGTTCATCCGCCATTTCAACATTACCTTCTGATGCCCCTTCTTGGTCTAAATCAAAATCAAGTTCATCATTATTCATTTCATCTTCCTCGTCCGCCTCTTTTAATCTTGGATTCATGCCGTATCTGGCGTTTTCTGGAAGATAATTAACTATTCTATTGTGTTTTTCCAATAGAATATCAATACCTTTTTTTCTTTCCATAGTATTAATAAATTATCTATTATCTTTTATGTGTTATTTCCCTTAAAAGTTCACGACCATCTTCAACCACTAATTTACGATCAACCTTTTCCATTAAACCATCTTTAGTTTTAACCTTTGGTTCATCTTCTTTTTCAATTTTTTTTGGTTCCTCACCTAAAAAATCATCAAGAGCTTCTTTTTTTTCTTTTGTTTCCATAACTATATTCTTTTTTATATAAATATTAGACTCTTATTAAAAGTTAAAATTATTTAAGTCATATCCTAATGGTGCTAAACCATAAAATTTATTATTTGTAATATTATCCATAAAAACAACAGTTGGTTTTAACGTACCATCCCAATTATTACCATTAATTAATTTTTTATCTTCAACATCATAATTTGCTTCAGTTGATACCGATTTTATGAAGTTTTCAGCTTGTAATTGACCAATTTCCTTAAACGTATAACTAAAAGTTTCATCTTTAACTGGATAACCGGTTAATACGTGTGAATACCCGTAATTTAACTTTGGATTATTATTTATTCCTTGAACATAATCACCGTTTGTTGAAAAACTTTTAATTTTATGTTCTGAAGGCGTTGACACATTATCTTCATCAACACCAATAGATGCTACACAATATAAATATGAAAACATACCTGTACATGTGGTACCATTATCTAATGTACCAATAAATCCTTTAGTTAACTCATTAACATTTGATAAATCATAGGTAAAAGCACCAACTAAATAGCCACTTAAATCTAAATTATTACCATTAATATTATTTGCTATACTTAATAAATAATCGTATTTATTTGGTGTTTTTGGTTTTGATTCGTTATAAAAATTATTTTTTTCTTTATTATATACAATTTTAAAATCAGATAAATCTTTTTGTGTTCCATTAAAAATTGAAAAAGTTAATTCACCATTTGGTTTTGAATTAAAATTAATATTCGTTAATTTACCATCACCAATTCCAGCTATTGTCGCTGACCTTATAGTCATCTCAAAACTATTCGGTGTATATAAATGTGGATTTACTGTTGATGATACCGTTGATGTTGACGTTGTTGGTGTCGTTGATGGTGTAGTTGTTGGTGTGGTTGTTGATGGCATTTCATTTCGATAAATAAATAATTGTGGGTTAACTTTATTATTTGAATCTGGTTTCCAAAATTCAATATGTAAATGATTTCCATAAGACTTCCCAGTATTTCCAACATAACCAATTGTATCACCTTGTGATATTGTTTGATTAACAGAAACTGGTGGTAAATTTAACATATGTGCATAAAGTGTTCGATACTCTACAGAATCATTATCATCAAAATGTTTTATTATTATACAATTACCATATCCGCCACTATCAATTTCTGGGTATATAGTTTCAACTTGCCCAGATCTAACCGCTTGAATTGGCGTACCCTCTGGTGCAGCAATATCTAATGCCTTATGAAATTCTCTTTCACCCTCAATAGTTCTCCAGTCATATCTACTACTAATAGAAATGTTCGGTTGTGTGATATCTAAAGGATCAATCCAATCATTGGGATCCACATCATATTCTGCTATTGGTGGATTAACGGTATCGGTTTCTAATTTTCGGTTAATTTCTGATGTTGGTTCATCTTTATACAACCCAACATCATATTTTCCAAAGAATTCATCAATTTCTATTTTTGTCATACCAAGACCATTTAAGAAATATTCTGATGTATAAACTAATGGTTCAAATCCCATAATTTCCTTAAATCTACACATAAAACCATCTAGAATTTCCAACATATGTTCTTTTGTATAACCCAAATTACCCAAAACACCGCCAAATTCAACCTCCTTAAACGGGCAATTAAAAGTATTTGTATATGAATTACTACCAGCATATGGATATGGTATATTATTAATTCTAACCCCCCAAAATTTAGTTTTAATATTATGCGGTTCAATCGAGTGTACAACTTTTTTAATTATATATACACCCTCAAAAATTGGCATGTTATCTAAATAAAAATACATGCCAGCTTGAATCATTACATTACCAAAACACTCGACCGAGCAAGTATATGATCTTTGTGCATATAAATTATATAAATTTTGACCAATAAAGTTCGGATGATTATTATTAATATCGTTAGCAATATTAGTTTGAACCTGTATCGATTCATATGTTGTTTTAAATTCGCTACCGTCAATTTGGATATTTGTAAAAATATTATTATTCTCGTCACCAACAGTAACTTTAAACATTATGCCCCTAGATTCTGGTGAAGTAAAATCTGAAGAATTATTTTCATATATCATTTCACCATCATTAACAAAATCATTTATACCATTTGTGTTTGGCTGTGTTGATGGGTATGTTTGTGCATATATCACAATTGCTGGTCCGGCAAGATGTTCATCAAGTGTTAATGTTTTACCCCATAAAGCTTCCCCGGGTGTTTCATCATTATCAACACCAAAAGTACCAAAATTAAAAAATGTTGGATACTCCATGTGAAAGAAACGTTGTTCAGCTAAATAACGACTAATAAATGTCGCTATTGATTGTTTTGGTGTGTCGTTCCAAAATTCAAAAAACAAATTAGGATCCCCAAAAACTTTATCACCAACAGGACGATTAACTCGATCAACTATAAATATTTTATTTACTAGCGTTTGACAAGATTGTTCATTATCACTAATAATGGCGCAACCAGATCTATTAAATGTATGGTCTGTTTCAACTGTTCCAGCTAACCAACGATTATATACATTAGTAAAATCCTTATATAATCCAAGAGATTCGCTTTTTAAATTAACATTATATAATATTTTATCTTCTGTTTTCGTTTTTTCTTGACATTTAAATTTATAATTTGTGTTATCTGTTAAAATTCGACTACCAACAGTTTCAATAAACGACCTTAAATACGAATCAAGACCAGCTGATGTATTTATTTTACGGAAAAGTTTAATCATTCCCGGAAAATATTCAGTGTTACGCATATTTAACCACGATTTATGAATATATAAAGAATAACCACCCAAATTTAATAAATTATAATCACGTTTATCTGTTGAAACCATGCCACCGCTTAAATTTATAGAAAATAAACCATTAAAAAACTCATTAAAAACAAAATTTTTATCGTTAAACGTTGTTGTTGATTGTTCAGACTTTAAATGATAATTTAAGTTAGTTTCATAAAAATCATCAACCTTTTGAATTATTGGTTTAAAACTACTATCATTATATTCTTTTGGTATAACCTTCATCAACCGCATTAAAATCTTCTTTCCAATCTCACCCTTTAATGCTAATTGATCTCGTTGTGTACCTTTAACTGAATTGACCCTAACAAATGGTGAATGATAAAATGTACCGCTACTAGTTGTTGTTGTTTTTATTGTTTTAAATGGATTATCTAAAATATTACCATTATCGTCTGTTGTTGATAATAAATCAAATAATTTTGTACTTAAAACGACACCTTGATCCGCTTTCCTAACAACTGGAA